TCATGGACTCATAGCCGACGATCTTTGCTTCTTGGGCGTTGCTGTCGTCAACGTCCAGATACATGCGCGGCGTGCCGGTCGCCATGTAGAAAACGGCCTTATTCGTTGCGGTGTAGGGCTTCGTCCAGCCAGCGGCGGTGCTTGAGCCGTAGCCAGTGACGAGACACTTGTCGAGCAAGTTCACGAAGTCGCCGGCAGTGCCGGTCAGGACCGGGGCGCTGGTGTCGGTGGATTTGTAGACGCGAACGGTTGCAGTCATGGTTCAGGCTTTCAGACGACGGTCGGAGGGGTGTAGGGGCAGTTCAAGACGGTCAGCACCGCATCGCTCGTCGGCGGCGTGTAGGTGACTGTTGTGACTCGCAGGGTCACGGTGGAGTAGTCGGGGCATGTGGCGCCAGGTGCTGCGAAGAAGGCGGGGCCGGCGGTGAACATCAGCTTCCCTTTCGGAACGAGACGAGCCACTTGCTTGAGCCCGCGTGGTAGTAGCCGGACACAAGATCGACCTTGCTGGCCGTGACGCTGTGCGTCGGTGCGCCAGCGCCACCAAAGTCGAATGCAGACGCCCACGTCATCGCGAACCCGCCTGCACCGCTGTTGATGGCCCAGTTGCAGACCATGGCGTCGGTTGGGTTCGTCGGCGCCCCCATCACGCGGCCTGTCGTCAGCATCGTCAGCGTGAAGTTGTTCGACAGGCTCGCGTCGGTGGCGATGGTCGCGGCGTCGGTCAATGCGACGGGAGCGACGCTCTGGTTCTTGGTGAAGACGTTGACGGCACTGAGGCTCACGCCCGTGCCGAGCGCCGCGAGCGCTGCCGCAACGAATGCGGTGTTCGCGATCGACGTGTCGTTGTCTCCCGGCGAGGCTGTCGGTGCTGTCGGGTTGCCAGTGAATGCAGGGGATGCAAGCGGCGCCTTGAGCGCCAGCGCGGCCACCAGCGTGGTGTACAGGTTCGCGTCGTCGTTGATCGCGTCGCTGATCTCGCCAAGAGTGTCCAGCACGCCCGGCGCGGTTCCGATCAGCGACGCAATCGCGGCCGCTACCGCGCCAGCGGCCTCAAAGGCGCTGCTCGCTTGCGTTGCTGCCGTGCCTAGTCCGAGGTTCGTGCGCGCGGTGCCTGCATTCGCCACGTCGGAGAGGTTGTTCGCCGCAAGCAGGCCACCGCCGGTCTGCGCCACAAGATCCACGACCTGAGACAACTCGATGTAGACATCCGCCCCACCCTGCACTCCAGCGAAGCCCTCCGTACCGTCGAGCGCATCCACCGCCGGCTCTGCCGTCGCTACTTGGTCAGCCATGTTTTTTCCTTGGGATCAGCGGAAGGTGAAGCCGAGCGCGTCGGGGGCGTAGCTCGGGGGAGAGCCGCCTGCGCTGATGCTCTTGGGGGTCGTGGCCTTCCAGAACAGCAGGTTGCCGAGGGTGGCCGCGTCCTTGACTCCATCGGCCACGCGGACGCCCCAATCGGCAGACGGCGCCGGGAACGCGACCGCCGCGTTGTTGCTCGAGCGGCCGGCAGTGCCCGTGCTGGCCGAGGTGCTGCCCACCGACTGCGTGCCGGATAGCGTCGTCGTGCTGCCGACCAGCGTGGCGCGCGCATAGTCGCCGCCCGAAACTTCAACGCCGCCGCCAGCGTTCGTCGGCGCGGTCGTGAACAGGCACGGGTACATCGTCGGCCACGCGTAGGCTTGACCGCGAAAGAACTCGTCGATCAACTTGTTCGCGAGATAGTCGCTGCAGCCTCCAGTCAGGCCGAGCGAGAACTGCAGGACGCCCGCGAGGATCGTCGGCGTGTCGCCCATGTTGATGACGATCGGCTCGGGCAGCGGTGCATAGGCCCAGCAATTACCGCCAGTCGTGGCATCAAACAGCCCCACGTAGTTCGCCGTCCCGCGATCGCTCACTGCTGCACCGAAAACGATATCGGCGTTTGTGCTCGTCGCGTGACTGGTGCCCGTGCTGGCGAGAATTGATCCGCTGGCTTGCGTTCCAGCCCACGATGCAAGGTTGCGCGTCACTGACACGCGCGCCAGATCGGCACCCGTGATCTCGGTGAACGATGCGTCGTCGGCTGCGCTCCCGAAAGCGATGCACCAGGCGCTCGCGTAGGGCGGCGTCGTGCCGCGCATCTTGTCAATCAGCTTGTTCTCGCCGAAGTTCGTAAGATTGGTCATCCACCACCCCCTCCAGGGCCGCCAGTAATGCCGGACATCCACGATGTCAAATAGATCGTCCGGCTCGCTTGCAGGACTTCCTCGCCGATCTTGCGAATCTCAATTCGCAGCGGCACTTGCGTGTTGTCGATGAGCACTTCCTTCCACGAGCGATTCGTGTCGAGCGAAAGCCACGTATCGAGCGGGTCGCCGACGATGACAGTAGGAAGGTCATAGATGCCGGCGAAGAACGCGGGCACGCTGGCGCGAATCTCGAATGCGCCCGCTTGCGCCACCTCGACCGGGACCAGCAACCACTCGTTTGAAAGCTGCCGCAGCCCGTCGCCGCCGTTGTTGCGGTCAGCGCGTTCCCACAGCGTTCCGTCGTTGTGGAACTCAATGCCGGCGTACAGCGCGCCGCCGCCAATTGCTTGTCCGTCAGCGATGTAGTGATCGGTCAGCGTCAGAAGGATCAATGTGCCGCCTCCTCCGCTGTCTCCAGGCAGGCCGATCGGGTCTTGATCGTCCCCCGGGCCGGGCAGATACGGGTTGTCGCGCCGATGCACCCGCGGGTTGTCGAAGTAGGCGCAACCGCGATCCGTCGATCCACTCGGTTTGATGCTCGACGGCTTGACGATCTCGCCGCCAGCGTCAAGCGTGCCGAGAATGAAAATTGGCCGCTCTCGGTGCGCAGCGTCCACCACGATGTCGAAGTCAGGCGCAGCCGGCAGAACGATGTCGTTCGATCCTGCCCCCGGCGACACCAGAACCGGCGCGGTGAGTGAGCCATCGTCGCGACGCAAGGTCAGGTAGGTCGGACCGCGCGAGAAGTCAGGCGGCTCGGTAAGCGTCATCACTAGCGAGGTTTCATCCCATGCCGCCACGTCCCCGGTTTGCCCATAGCCCGGAATCAGCGGTTGCCAACGCGTCGGCAGAAGAAACGCCTGCGTGATGCGCTGCATCTCGGTCTTGGCGGTCACGGTGCGGCGGCGCAGCGCGAGGTCTGCGGCGTGGTACAGCCCCTCGCGCTTTGCGTGCGTTCGCCCCTTGATGCCTTCGTACTTCTGATACACCGGGCGGGACATCATCGGCAGGGTTGGGTCGTACTCCGGGCTCGTCTCGTCGGTGGCCGAGACGCCCGGGCAGGGGCACTCGATCGTGTCGATGTCCCACAGTCGATTCGACGTGTACTCCACGATCACGCCATCCGGGTCGGTGGCGCTCGGGAACGTCTCGGTCATCGTCATGTCGCCGATGCAGTTGCGAGCCGTCAGGGCCGATTCGCCCATCGTGGCGAGCGCGTCGCGCGCCAGCGTGCGGACGCCATATCGCCGGAACACCCGAGCGCGTCCGGCGCTCGCGATCAGCTGCGAGGCTGACCATGCGTCGGTGCGTGTGGTGAACGTGTAGTCGAAACGGTCCTGACGCGAGACCCATACCGCATAGAGGTCTGTCAGCGTCTGAAGGTCGATCCGCTCGTTCCCGAGCCCCTCGCCCCAGTTCGGATCGCTCCACAGGTCGGCCAGCCACGACGCCGGGTTGCGCGTGGCGACGTAGTTCGCCCAGTCTCCAATCTCGCAGCCGAATCCGGTCTCGTCGAACGGCCGGCACTTGCCCTGCACGATCATGTTGAAGTCGGTCTGGCTCTGTGCGCTCAGCTGCTGCGAGGCCCGCATGACAACTTCGTAGTGCGACACGTTTGGGTTCAGCGGTGCGGCGTCGAGCAGGTAGGCGCGCATCCCGGCCCACTCGATGCCATCTCGCGCATTGGAGTCGGTGTTCTTCGGGTTCGCGCGCGCCATGCGAACCTTGGGACGGCACGGCGTCGGCAGGTCTTGCTTGTTGCTCCACCGCTGTGGGGTATTGGTGCTGCCGGTCTTCGTCTCACGCAAAAGGACGCGCCATTCGCTGATCTCAGCGCCTGCGTCGTTGACTTCGCAGTATTCGACCTGCCACTCCACCGTGACAGTCGTGTCGTCGCTGTCATCAGTCCGCGGCTTGCCAAGACCCTGCGCGGCGATTACGTCCCATCCGATCGACTTGACCAGCCGGCCGGGCTGGCAGGCAATGAACCCGCCAACGTAGCGCCCGACATCAAGCTCAAGTCCCGTCACTTCACTAGACGAAAAAACGTTCGCCAGAGCGGTCGTCGGCTGCGTGCCTGGCGGCAGGTATTGCCGGGTGACGACGTCGGCGAACGATCGGATCGGCGTTTTGCCGATGAACTCGCCGAGGATGTCGTGCGGCCCGTAGCCGACTGCGAAGACCGCGTAGTAGAACTGGTCCCCGTTGCTGTCGAACTCGTAGTAGGGCTGAGCAGCGAACGGGGGGTTGATCTTGTCAATTCCGCACAAGCGCCAGATCGGCTGATCGAGGCGGGCTTGATTGCCGGCGAGCGAAGCGCTGTAGATCGACTTCGCGTCGTTGTCCGGCTGCCGCAGAACGGTAGGCGGGACGAGCAGGTTGTACGCGATCGACGCGGCAGCAAGGTACGGCGCAAAGCCCTGAAGGCCCGGCACGATCGCAGCGATCACCGCGGCAATCGCCAGCAGCGTGCGGAAGTCCTCCTTGTCGCCCGGCTGATCGACGAGCCACTCCACGTCGTCATCAGCACCTAGCACTTCGGGCCAGTCGGCACGGAGTAGGAACGCACCGTTGAATCGCAGCACGATCGGCCCGGTCGTGTTGGGAGTGACGATCGCGAGCGTAGAACCAGCGCATACTTCAACCCAGTCATCGGGCCGCATGTCGGGCACGCTGACAAGCCGCGATCGGGTCATGCTGCGCGCCTCCAGAACTCAAACCCAGAACACCCTGCAACCGTCAGCGAGTGCAGCGTGTCGAAGCAGACCGATCCCACAGGACCGTCGTCGCCTATGTAGCCGTCGTTGTGCAGGACGCCGACTCGCCCGTTTGCCTCAACGAACACGCCGACATGGCGCTCGCCGCGGGCGTTGGTCATCAGCACGATGTCGTCGACCTGGGCAATCCCGTCTATGCGGCGCCAGCCCGATCGCTCTGCGGCCTGCTTCAGGCTCAGGACACCGGCCGCGTGCGCCGGCATGTCCACGCCGAACCGCTTCTCGAAGATCAGGCGTACCAAGTCCCAGCAGCGGAACGTAGGGGTGTAGGGTTTGCCGATGAGTTCGTGCGCCCAGTGGGTCATCGCACGAGCCCCGGGTATTCGGTTCGGTTGAAGGTCAAGGCTGGAATGCCGACATTGCCTGCGTCGCCGAAGTTGAAGACGAGCCGCGCTGTCGTGCTGTCGATTTCCACCGCGCGAAGCTCCACGACGGTCGGTGGCAATTGCGCAGGCCCCGAAAGGTCATCGCTCGCGTACTTGCGGTTCGTGAGGATCCACGGCACCAGCGACCCGCGCGTAATTCGGAGTGCGTCGGACAGGCCGCCGCTGACGTTGTCGACTTGCAGCACCGTGTCGGGGTTCGACGCGCTGTCTGACTCGTCAGGCTCGACGATGCGCGTTGGCATGCCGAGCCATTCGACCGCTTCGCCAGCGTCTGCCGGCGCCGTGTCCTCCAGCGTTGCGGTCACGGCGACGATGTTGTTGCACCAGCGCAAGCGCGCGGGCGCGAGCGGGTGGTAGAGCTCGAGCATGTCCAACATGGCCCGCCGTGAGTCGGCGATAGCTGCCGCCTCAAGGTAGGCGTCTTGAAAGGTGACTGCGTTACGGGTTAGTGGCATGGGTTCACATCACAACAAATGCTTCGGCAAGCGGCCCGAAGCCGGCAGGCGGCGTATAGGTCAACTCGGCCGCAGTCGAGCGGATCAGGTAAGTCGCCGGCCCAGAGAGGCCGCCCGCCGGTGCCTGGTTGTCGGCACCGATCGCGAAGGTCAGGTTTGAGTTTTGGACGCCGGTATGGTGCGGATAGGCGCCAGAGGCTGGATCGCCTTCAGCCGCTCCTCCCGAGAACCAGAGCCCGGTTTTGCTGTACCAAATGAACCCTGCTGCAGCGTCGACAGCGACGCCAAGCGTCCGCGTTGAGCCGTCGCCCGGGGGTGCAATACCAAGACTCACCCCGGCCAGCACTTGGGCGGGCGTCAGCGACAGGCGATTCGTCTGCGTCGTCGTGCGGTACGCACCCCGGCTCAAAAACCAGTCGGTGAAGAACGGATCACTGGCGCCGACATCGGTAAGTGTGTAGCCACACCCCATCCAGTTATCGGATATTCCCGCCAACGTACCGCCAATCTCAATCTCGAAATAGACCTTTGCATCAGTCGCAATGACGCCATCGAACCTGACTGCACCAGCCGAATGCAGTGGGGATTGGTTGATGAACGTCGCGATCTTCCCGTCGACTGACCACACCCCGCCGACTTCGCCGACTGGCCGCCACGTCACGTTCGCCAATGGTTGCTGCGGCAAGGCGCCAGCTCCGCGCACGCGCGAATCAATCGTCACCCCCCACCCTCGTGCAC